ATACCGAGAACGCCAACCCCGTTATTTTGGATATTAACGGTACAGCCCGCGTGTGGCTTGACGTTGGAGGGTATAAGTTTGTACTTACAGATAGCAACGATGTAGAGCAATTTACCGAAGATAACATTGATGGTGGCGGTGCTGCTGGTTTTGCTTCCCAGGTCTTTGTGACATCTACTGGGATTACACTCACGACTTCCTATGCCAACTCCGTAGTTGTCTGCACCCAACCCGTTACGATTAGCCTGGTATCTGCTGCCGTAGCTGGTTCCGGATATGTGGCCATGATTATGAACCGCAGTACTGGCAATGTTACAATTGCACCTGATGGGGCAGAAACTATCAACGGCGCTTCCAGCTTCGTTCTTAGCACGGGTGCCACAACGACCATCCATACGAATGGCACAACTTGGTGGGCTACGGAATACCAGCCACCGGAAGCCATCATTAATAAGCTGATTCCCACCGGCTCTGTAATGCCTTTTGCAGGTTCTACAGCCCCTACCAGTTGGCTTCTTTGTTACGGGCAAGCTGTCAGCCGTACAACCTATTCTGCTCTATTTGCGGTAACTGGTACAACGTATGGAACTGGTGACGGTTCAACAACCTTCAACCTCCCAGACCTTCGTGGACGTGCTGCCATCGGTTTGGATAATATGGGTGGATCTAGCTCCAACCGTATTACCGCCGCTGGATGCGGCATGGATGGTGATGTCCTTGGTACGGCGGGCGGTAGCGAGTTTACCCAAACCCACACTCACACCGTTACCGACCCCGGACACGTTACGGCTAGGTTAAAAGCCCGGTAAATGCCGTATGGTGATATATTTGCCATTACTTGTCAGCCTCGTTTTCCTGTGCGGAGGCACGGGATTTACCACCCATGCCACCAGCGATTCCTGCACCGTATAGCTTTGATTTACCAACAAGCTCACTCTGAACTTCTCCGATAGTCTCCGCCAAGTCTTGTTGCAGAGTATCACGCGCGGATTTCTGTGCAATGGGTTTTAGTGCTAAATCTGCAACACCTTTAATGGAGCTAAGACCCAAGGGAAGCTTGCCGAGATAGTTCATAATCGTATAGGCGGTGTTGGAGTAGTTACGTGCACCGGGTTGAACGCTACGAATCTTAGCCACATCCCTACGCAGGGATTCAATTGTCTTACGTTGGCCTTCGTCAAACACTTCACTCATAAAGGATTTGTTGCCCAGTATCGTATCCAGGTTCTTGACCAGCTTGGCGGGGGAAATCATCTCAATATCCGTACCCATGCGCTGTGTCGGCTCGGTGGAGTTCTTCAGGATACGGGCGAACGTCCCACGGCGGATACCGTCAAGAAGTTGGTCAGAGTTATCCCCGGCCGCACGCTTCATAGCCCGAATATCACGCCCAGCACTTGGGGTAATGTTCTGGCCTCTTGTGCTACCTGTCAGCACCATATTGGCCAGTTCCTCGTTCGTCAGTTCATCGTTCTTGACAATATTAGCCACAGCTTTGTTACGCTCGAACAAAACGCCTTGCTTGCGGCGCATCTGGTTGGCGTTCTGGAAGGTCTTCAATACTTCTTCATCCCCAGACTTCAAGGCACCTTCAGGTAGTTTAGCCATGAAGGTGTCGTACTCACTGGCAACCTTGGAAAGCATGGCTCCCTCGGGTGTAACCTTGCCAAACGCGTCCTTGGAGGTTTCAATCTGGTTGCCCAATTTGCGGCGCCAGAAAGCCATCTTCTCCAGATTCACGGCCGTAATCTTGGGGTCTTTAATCTGCTCAACCTGACTAATCAGCTTTTGCGTAGCTGGTGTCATATCGGTCATATCAAAACCGCTCTTATAGGCAATATCCTTAATACGGGGCACAAAAGCTTCAGACAAAGGCTTCTTATCCACGAATACGGTACGCAAGGCATCGCTGTTCTCGTAAGCCTTCTTAACCTGCCCCTTGATGTCCTTGTAGCCCTGTTTGAGTACCTGTCCGGCTTGGCTCAAGGCATCTTCAGATAACTCACCACCAGCGGCTTGTGTAAGGCCCTTCTGTATAGCGTCCTGTTGGGCATAGTCAGACTTAAGGATCGCCGCTTGGGATGCATCATCCAGCCCACCGGACCGTGCCATGTTCTCCAAGGATTGAAGCTGGGGATTTTGTGTGGCTTGGCCCTTAGTTAGGGGGATGAGAGTGCCGGGAGTTGTGGTGGCATTAACTGAGATCTTCGCAGGAACCGGAGAACGGCTAATTGCGTTACCAACTTGTTGAACAGGGGCAGCTTTAGTCTTACCACCAAAAGCTTTCATAGCTCGTTGGGTCAATGAGCTTATAGGGCCAGCACTCCTAGCCACCACAGTCCCAACAGGCCCAAGCAGGCCCCCAAGTAATCCCATATCGCCAGCATTCGCCGCGCGCGCTTTACCTCCGCCTTCGCCCTCTCCAAATCCATATACACCCCCCGAAAGGGCACCAATTCCACCACTTGTTGCGATGCCGGGGATAAGTCCTCTTGCTGCAACATCGGCCAAACCTTTCTGCATTCCAGGCGCTACACCACGTATGGCCAAAGCTGTAGAAAGGCCGCCACCTACATTAAGTACCCCACTCGCTATGGGGCTTTGTTTAGAGAATTGATCTTTATTTGTACGTAGGTTTTCCAGTCCCGCGTTATAGGCTTCACCTACTGAAAGAGGTGTGTCTGTAAAGCTTGTAGCAAGGGCGGCAGCAGGAGCGGCCATGCTCGCCGCAGCTTCTTCACCGAAGCCCATAAGTGCGCCAGAGAGGTATTGTTGAGCGCCGCCCATGGCAGAGCTACCCGCTCCCATGTTCTCCTTACCAAAGCGGTCAATAATGCTTGGATCCATTCCCACACTCTGTAAGTATGCATCAGCTTCGGTGCGATTAATACGCCCCATGGCAGCGTTACGTACAACTTGAGCTACAGTGGCGTCTCCCATGGGGTTGGCGGGAGCAGCCTGATACTTGGGTGAGTACTGCTTATCTTGTGAATTATGTAGGCTTTGAGCGTAGCTATCAGCTTCTTCTACATTATCAAATTTACCAAGATATTCCCCATTCTTCCTATAGTAGTCTATAGCCTCTTTATCAGACATAATTTGACCATCACGGCTAACAGTAGGGATGAGAACTTCCTTACCATCCTCATTAAAAGACATAGACCTTACAGTGCTTATAGAGCCATCTCCATTCTTGACAACTGGTCTATTATTAAGGTCGATATTTCCCTTACCAAACTTACCGTCCCCATTAAGGACCGCATCCATGGCTGCAATATCCACGTCACCAGATACAGTTGGTCCACCCGCAAGGGCAGCATCCATTTCGGCAAGGGTTTTTGCGTCAAGGGCCACTATTTAATGCCCTTTGCGCGCTTGTAGGCTTCAATCTGTGCACCGGAGAATCCAGCGGCCTTGAGCTTGGCATCTACGTCAGAGGTGGCGTCCTTCTTGAAGCCCGTACCAATCATATTAGCAAGGTTCTCTAGTTGGGCCTTGTTGCCTTCATAAGTACCTTCCATGCTACCAAAACTATCCAGCATAGACTTGCGTTCTCCTTCGCTATCCAGAGACTTGGAACCGAGACCAGATGCCTTGGCATAGAAAGGCAAAAGCACGGAACGCAGGCGCTCGTATTCTTCTTTTAAAGCCTTGTTCTTGGGATCGAGAATCTTCTCACCAACTCCACCAGCATAAGGGGCGTTACGCAACATGTTGGAAGCGTTTCCAACAATTCCCTGCTTATCTGATACCAACACACCATTTTCATTCAACTTGGTGTTAATCTCATTCATGCGGTCAAGGGCCTGCTGTGCAAGTGCCTTGGAACGCTGTTCGCCCTTCATTTCAAGGCCAGTATCCATGTCCTGCTTGAGTTTTTGACCGTAGAAGTCGAGTTCCTTTTCAAAGGTCTTCATTTTCCCAACAGGTGTACTACCCATACCAGTGGTATCAATAGGTTTCACAACCTTCTCGCTTGCCCCAATAGGAGCCGGAGCCATTTTGAAGTCGCTTTTAAATTGCTCAGTACTGGAAGCTGCACCATCCATGCGCGGAGGCGGAAGCATTGCACCAGCAACTATTGAAGGCTGTGGCAGGCTTTCAGTCTGCATGGGCATCATCATGGAAGCTGCTGGGCTAGGCTGTGCGCCAGTATTAAATGTAGGTTGGAACTTAGGATAAAGCCCACCAGTTACGGGATTCTGCCCCATTTGGCTCTGCCGAAACTGGATACCAGCTTGTAGGGCAGCTTCTTCCTCTGGTGTTACGGATTGGGGAGCCATTTGCTTCTTGGCCAATATGGCCTGGAATCCCTCATCGGTAAATTGCGCCTTGAGAGCTTCCTGCTCCATCTTAGCCTTCTGTGCCTCCAACTCAGCCTGCTTCATCCTCTCGGCAGATAGGTTAGCTTCCTTTTGGGCCTGTTGACGTGCGTACATATCGGCCGCACCACTGATGGCATCAAAGATCCTGCTGTTGGCGTTCTGGTACATCTGCCCGCCTTGCAGGAAGATGTTAGCGCTATCAGTGATGGGGGTACGGGCCATTATGCTACTTCCTTCATCTCCAAGCCAAGGCGGCCGTAATCAACGTGCAGGGTGCCGTTAATGTCTACCACAGCGTCAGGGCGGCTTTCTTGCACCTCTTGTGCCATCACACCCTCGTAGCGCTCAGGCTTGCCCTTATAGTTGAAGCGGTAAATGTTAAAGCCGTTTCGTTCGCCAACGAGTTCAATCTTCTCCTTAGCTCGCATGTCGGAAAGGGCTGCCACTCCAAGCTTTCCGCCCAAATTCATCCAATTTCCCAGCATAGATTGCGTTGCAGAGTTCTTGCTCTGTGCGGCCCCAAGGATGGCATTCTGCAAGCCGATATTGTTACCGCTTACGGCATCGGCATAGTTCCAGCCGGATTGGGCGTTCTGCGCTGCTTGGTTCTGGCCTACGTCAGACGCACCCATAAGCATGGAGTAAATACCCTGCTTGCTTTGCTGGTCGCGGTTAAAAGCATTGCCATACTCGGTAGATGCCAAACTTGCGGAACGATCCTGCAAAGCTTTAGCCGTACTGGGGGCAAACAAGCTACCCTGAGCAGAAGCAGAACGCTGCACAGCTTTGTTGGCTTCGTCTTGGAGGAATTGGTAGGAGGGGTCGGTATTGAACTGGTCAAGGCTAAAGGGGGTCGTCAAGGCACCAAGCTGGGAGGACAATCCAGCAGCACCTTGTTGGCCGAGTTGGAGCCATGGAGCGCCTGCGGATACGGTATCTCCGTAAATCTGCTTGTACAGAGCGTTAGATTCATTCGTAGCAGCGGCCAAACCAGTAGTGTCATATGCACTCTTGTTGCCGCTACCAAATAAGCTACTCATCAATCCCATGAACGATTCCTTCAAGTTAGTCGGCTCATGCCTTCCATCAATTTAAGCCTTGAAGTAGCTGTATGGTGCTAAAATGCAACACTAACCGTTAAGCGTCAAGAGACTATCGCTCTATCTGTTACCCTTCTCCAAAACGAACCATCATAGAAGGCCAAGACAGTTCCACCTGTTTCATTCGGAACGTAGGCGATGCTGCCAGCGGCATAGTTGGTTGGCAAATCGGCAACAAGAAATGTAGGAGCCACGTTTACCTGCAAGCGCAAAAGATTTAGCCATTGTACCCACACAGGAGTGACAACCCCTGCGGAGTTAATGGGTTGTTGGATGGGGGCGGGATTTATGGGCATTTTGTTTAAATCATATAGTGATAATCATATGAACCTCGCCATGAACTGAAGACCTTAACTTCATCGGAAAAGACTTCATCATAAGCCATGCGCATACGTTTAGCAGCCACATTTGGATTAACTTGACCAACACCAGTACCCATTCCAGGTATTATTATGCTTTTAAAGCCAAGTCTTTTTGTCAATAAAAGAGCGGCGCGTGTTGCTAAATATACGTCTACAGAATCGTTTATAACTTGTGGTACGCGCATGGTAGGAGCGAAAATCAGGTGGGGAATGCTATTATTCACTGTCTCTATACATAGAGCCTGACCAACGAATAACTCGACAATATCTTCATTAAACGAAGCGATACTGTTCTGCAATCTTGTTTGAACTTCCCATCCAAAATGAAGACTATATGCTAGGTCTATACCACCGTCCATAAAACCGAAGCTATTAGCCGGGGAGACGATTGCATCAGCTTTCATATCTCTGAAATCTTCACCAGATATAGAGATGTTTTCCATACCAGGAAAATATTCTGACCAAGCGTCTCTTATGTTCGGATTTGTGTCTAAAAGAGTTATATGCATGATGTGAATGTATCAGGTCGCGTTGATGTAACAAGCGTTTAAATGTGTGAAAACAGGGTCGCTACCAGATACCCAAAACACGCGGTCACGCGCCTGTCCCAACTGACGCCAGATAGCACGGTTACGGTATTGACCCATTCTACCCGGAGAACGCCATAGTTCACTAGACCACGTGTTTCCGCCATCATCCGAATAGCGAAGCATAATCTGTGGGTCGCTGCCTTGCCCGGTGTTCAAGCCTACGCCTGTTTCTACGTCCAACTCAAAGGCTGCATAGCTCAGGAGGCGCTTTTCATCCTGTTGGTGCGGTGAAATACGAATCCATACCAACTCATCCCCATCATCATCATACAGGTCAAGCGACATACGGTAGATCTTGCCATCAGTCCGAGACCCTACCAAGTTTACCTTGTTGAAGAACATAAAGCAGGATACCCGCATAAGCTCCATGGAATTGGTTTCGGCGTTCTTATACATACGCTCATGCCATTGCTGGGTTTGGGCATCAAAGCAGAGTGTCGTATCCAATCCGGGGATTTGCAGGCAATAGAACAAGTGCCCGCGCTCGTGATAAACGAAGGCATAAGAGGCCGAGAAGTTAACGATGGAAGCAATCTTGCGCTCAATAGCCGCTGTGGATATGCGTTGTGGTGCATAGCCATTCAAGAGCCATACAACACCCTGCCCTTGTTCATCAGTCCCTAGCCAAGCAACCGAACCGGCAAACTTCTGGAAGGTGAAGGGGGCTTCACAACCTGTCTGGATAATAGCCCCTGGAATCCGCTGGAAGGGGAAAGCCGCAGCCCCGGTGTTCTGGTAAATCGCAATAGAGCGCTTTCCCACAGCATATAGGTTGCCCTTGTCAGAAACCACGGCTGTCAGGTTATCCGGGCTGCTTTCCACTGTGGTAAAGTCCAGCGCATCCCAGTTGAATCCGTTATTAAGGTCTGAAATCCAGAAGTTTTGTGTTCCAACCTCGTTAACGATGAAATATCCGTCCTGATAAGTCACATAAGAAGCCACTGGGAAGTCGCTATCAGTAATTTGCGCCCATGCATTGCTCGACTTGGTGAATATCCACCCATCAACACCGTCAACGACCATGATTTGCAGGTTATTTTCAGCAATGCACGGCCTGCCGGACTGGGTGTTGAGCGTTCCCCATTGGGTAGTCGTACCATCGGCGTTAATTTCAGTGAAATACTGCGAGGAAACTACAAAAGAGCGGCCACTGGTAGAGGAAAATCCATTTCGAATAGGACCACCATCAGTTGTAGTGGCGTAAGTCTCAAAGCCCGGCGCAACTCTAAGTGCTGATACGCTTTTGGTAGCCTCCACTTCCGCCATGATGGGATACAGGTTGATTGAACGCTGTACGTCAAAGCTTTTGGCTTCTACATCATAGCTAGGGCCGATGAAGGGGATGGTTGCCATTAACGCACCCACCACCCGCTATAGATATTCCCGATACCATTTTGGTTATCCGCCAAGTCAATGGTTGAAGTTGGGTAGTTATTCCGCTTATTGAACACACGCATAGCCTGCACGGTCTTTTCAGCCATTTGGTTAACCTCAGGCGGTACAGGCTTTTCATATTCACCTGCAAGGCGCTTAGCGAGGTTGTATACCAGCATGTCCTCTTGGCCGGGCGGCACATCGTACTCGGTAGACAGGTCAGCAAAAGCTGTTAGAACCTTCAAG